CAGGGGATCTTTTTGAGAGCTTGGATGATATAACCCTGGATGGTTCAGGGAACGGCACAGGAACTTTCCAGGCTGTCGAGTCTGGACCTATCGCAGTTGATGCAAACGAGTTAACCACCATTGTCTCTGTAGTTTCTGGATGGGAAACAATCGATAACTCATCAGCTGGATCAGAGGGACAAGATGAGGAATTGGATTCGGAGTACAGGGCTAGGTATTTTGAAACCCTTGCAAAAAATGCTGTTACACCATTGGAGAGTGTTACTTCTGCTGTGCGTGAGGTGGACACTGTTACGGATGTTAGAGGTGTTGAAAATGATACTGATAGTAGTATTGTTGTTGATGGGGTCACCCTTGTATCACATAGCATTGCAATAGTTGTTGAGGGTGGTGCCGATGCTGATATAGGCGCAGCCATAAGACTTAAAAAGACAGGAGGCACAGCGACAAATGGTACGACAACCGTTCTGGATCCCCCTAATACCGCTATTACCTTTTACCGTGTATCTGACATTAATATAGAGGTTGATGTTGATATCACCATTGATGACAATTTCCCATCAAATGGGCTGGAGTTGATGAAAGAAAGGATTTATAATTATATTATAGGTACCTTTGCAGGTGCTGCAGACAGCTCATATTTTGAGACTGATGGGATGACCATAGGTGAAGACCTTTACAAGAACAGATTATTCACTCCTATCAACTCAGTCCCAGGCCATGTGGTAAATACTTTGACTATGGATATCCTTGGTGATGGTGGAGACCAGACAAGCATATCAGCTGACCTGAATGAAAAGATAACCTTTGCAGATATTGATGATATTGTGATTACATCCTCATGACAGATATAACCAACAACAGCCAATATATCACTGGAAAGCCCAGGGACTCTACAGAACTTAAAGAGGTTATTGATGGAATCAACAGCCTTGTGCAGATCCAGTTGATTGATTGTGCTGAGGATATAGAAACACAATCATCAATCCTAACTGCTACAGGTATATGGCTAGACTATTACGGTGCTAGGTTTAATTTTCCAAGGCCGTTTTTCCCGCCTGATCAATTTGAAACCTTTGGTTTTGAGGGTAATGGACTTGGGTTTGATCTTGGACCTTTTGCAACAGGTGAGACTGCGAACCAGCCCATATCTGATGACTTATATCGGTCCTGGATAATATCCAGGGGTGGCCAGTTGATAACGGATGGGACCCTTCCAAGTCTTGACGCAATAGTCCAGACAGCCTTTGGTGATGATGCCTTTTACATAGATCATGGTAATATGTCCATGACTGTCAATATATCCTCTTCCTTTACTTCTCAGGAGGTTGAGGCCATAATTGAATCAGGGGTGATTCCTAAGCCTTGTGGTGTAAGGGTCAGAGTTTTATACAATGATGTTGGAACAGACAATTTCGGCTTTGATGGATCTGATTATGTAGGATTTGATCAAGAGCCTTTTATCACTGAATTCTACCTTTAAAAGGAGATTGATATGGCAACAAGAGACTCAGACGGTTTTGTCCCAAGTAAGTGGGCTTCATCTGGTGATGCAAGTTCACCACCATTTAGTAGAGACACAGGATGGCCCCTAGCATATTCCCAGGCCGGAGGATCAGCCCCAGCAAGGACCACCTTTAATCAATTGTTCTTGGAGCTGTCTGCCCTTGCATTAGATGTGAATAAGTTCGGTTCGGCTATGCCATGGGATACCAATGTGACATATGAGATATATGCTCTTGTTACTGGATCAGATGGAGAGGTATATAAAAGCCTTATTACTTCCAACTCTGCCAATGATCCAACATCTGATGATGGCACCAACTGGCAGAACCAGTCTGCACCAACACCAACAAGGGCAACATTAACAGGTAACACAACCTTCACCTATAATGGTAAGGATGAGCTCCTGTTGATATTGGATCCAGATGGATCAACCAGGACAGTAAACCCATCAGGAACTTTCCCAGATGGATTCAAGGTTACAGTTTTGAATATCGGCCTTGCTGATCTTCTCACTTTTGATTCTACAGGCCTTGGTGAGTCCGTGAGCCCAGGTGACAAACAATCCTTTTACTACCTTCTGACAGAAGATGAATGGAGATAATGAACCATGATTTATACAGAGATTGAGGCAGATGGAGATGTGTATATACCACCATTTGGTATTGCTGATACAAAGAGATTGGTGACAGTAAGACCAGAGACAACACTGATGATTGAGAGCAATGTTGACGGGGCAACTGTTACTGTTGGCTATGAGGATGTTGATGGAGCTTTTCAGGCATACCCTGATGGTGATATCACATCCACAGGTGGAGCAGTATTTAATCATGGTATAGGTGTTAGGCTCATGATAAATGTGTCAGGCATAACCGCAAACTCTGTTTTTATTGCTCAGAGTTCTAGCTGATCGAGGTTGAGGATATGAAAAAAATATTAAACTGGAAATACGCTTTTTTCTGTATTTATACCCTATGCTCTTTGGCCCTGATTTCTGGGGTTGACAACACCTATGCAGCAGGGAATCCTTTTGAGTCCAATATTAAAACTGACCCCACAGCTCTTGTGTTGGGTGATGTTGTGGATGGAAGCGGAACATCATATGTAATGGTGAATGCTGTTGGTAAAATATCAACTCTCAATAGCACTAGCACATTACTTGGAGCAGGTGAGGTTTTTACTGGATCAGCAGAAGATACAAAAGATCAGGCTGTAATTCTGATAACTTCATTTTCTGATGTGGCCAGTGCAACAGATGGGCTTGATGTCCAATGGTCTGCAGATGGAATAACCTGGATAGGCTCAAGCTCATATACAGTTGCTGCTGGTGACTACTTTCCAATATCTGAGCAGACCACAAACCAGTATTTTAGAGTAATTTACACTAATGGATCCAGCGATCAAACAGTATTTTCACTTCAGACAAAACTGTCATCAACATATAGCAAGCCATCAAGCCACAAACTTTCAGACGGTGACAATTTGACAGGTGAGGACGATGCAGAGCTTGTAATCTCTTCCATTGTTGCGCCTACTCCTGATGGGTCATACTCCAGTTTCAGAGCCACCAGACAGGGTAATTTCCCTGTTGCTATAGCTGAATATGGGGACACTCCATCAATAGATGCTTTTGACCGGCTCAGGGTATCAAATGCAATCACAATCTTTGACTCAAAGCAGCTCCATGATAAGCAGCCTCTTTTTTGGGATGAGGTAATTGGAAGTGGAGCAACAAGCATACACAGCACAGTGAATGCCGCAACCAGGATGACAGTTAATGCCAATGCTGCTGATTATGTTATCAGACAGACAAAACAGAGATTCAACTATCAGCCTGGAAAATCTCAGCTGATACTGTTTACTTTTTATGGCCAACAGGAATCAGGCTTGACCAAAAGAGTGGGCCTATTTGATGGAACAGGGGTGAATAATTTAACTCCTAATAATGGTATTTTCTTTGAAACAGATGGTGATATATCCTGGAACATTGCTAAGAATGGGACTATAACTGAAGAGAAAAATCAAGAGTCATGGAACTACGATAAGCTAGATGGGACCGGCCCTAGTGGTGAGACCCTGGACATGGATGCAACACAGATAGGTATCATTGATTATGAGTGGCTAGGTGTCGGACGTGTGAGAGTTGGATTTGTCATTGATGGGATTATCAGGTATTGTCATTATTTTAACCATTCCAATGATCCAACATTCACCTCAGTCTATATGTCAACACCTAATCTTCCTCTGAGATATTCCATCCAGACAGATGGGACAGCTGGTGGATCTTTTGACCATATCTGTTCAACTGTAATGTCAGAGGGTGGTGTTGAGGAAACAGGGGTTTTAAGAAGCGTAAATACAGGAACAACCCATGTTGACGCAGATGCAGCCAACACAACATATGCAGTAGTTGGAATAAAACTAAAATCTGACTATATAGATGTGACCGTATTACCTGAATTTTTCAGCATGATGTCAGAGACTGCAGATGATTTTAGATGGACCTTGCACTTAAATCCAACTGTATCAGGAACCTTTACCTATTCAGACATTGAAAACTCTGCCAT